AAAAAAGTAGAAAACTCATATATTTTCACAAAGAAACATGAAGGAAAAAAAGAAGTTTTTATGGAAGACTATTTAGAAAAGTTTATTAATGAAAATATGATGGAAAAAATATAATTTTATCCTATATTGTTGAAGGTAAAAATAATTAATATTTAATTTATTTTTTTAATTATGTAGGTATTTTTTGTTAAATATGTTCATTGTCCTAGAAAAAAATATTTAGGAATAGTATAATAAAATGGGAGGAGCTCTTATGCAATTAGTCGCCTATGGCGCACAAGATGTTTTCTTAACTGGAACCCCAGAAATCACTTTCTGGAAGGTCTCGTATCGTCGCCACACCAACTTCGCAATGGAATCCATTGAACAAACTTTCCAAGGACAAGCCGATTTCGGTCGTCGAGTTACCTGTACCATCTCACGTAACGGTGATTTAGTCTACAGAACTTACTTACAAGTTACTCTTCCTGAAATCAATCAATCAATGGCTACTTCCGGAACTGATGGTGTCTATGCTCGTTGGTTAGATTTTGTTGGTGAACAAATCATCGCTCAAGTTGAACTTGAAATTGGTGGTCAAAGAATTGACCGTCAATATGGTGATTGGATGCACATCTGGAACCAACTTACCATGACCTCCGAACAACAAAGAGGATACTTCAAGATGATTGGAAACACCACCCAACTTACTTACATTACCGATCCAACTTTCGCATCTGTTAACGGACCTTGTGCCGCCTCTGGAGGACCAACCCAAGTTTGTGCCCCAAGAAACGCTTTACCAGAAACTACCCTTTACATTCCACTTTTATTTTGGTTCTGCAGAAATCCAGGTCTTGCTCTTCCATTGATTGCCCTTCAATACCACGAAGTTAAGATCAATCTTGATTTGAGACCAATTGGTGAGTGCTTATGGGCTGTTAACTCCCTAACCTCAACCAACGGAAACACTGTTTCTGTCACCCAAGCTTACCAGCAATCCCTTGTTGCTGCTTCCCTTTATGTTGACTACATTTTCTTAGATACTGATGAACGAAGAAAGATGGCTCAAAACCCACACGAATACTTATTCGAGCAACTTCAATTCACTGGTGATGAATCTGTCGGTTCCTCATCCAACAAAATCAAGTTGAACTTCAACCACCCATGTAAAGAACTTATCTGGGTTGTCCAACCTGATGCCAACGTTGATTACTGCTCTTCTTTATCATCAGCAACAACCTTATACAAGACTCTTGGTGCTCAACCATTCAACTACACTGATTCTATTGATGCTCTTCCAAACGCCATCCACGCTTTCGGTGGACCAAACGAAACCAACGGTTCTACTGGATTTATCACTCCTTCTGGTCTTTTTGATTTCGCAGGAGCTGCTGATGCTTCTATTGCTAACTTCGCAAATACTGCTGCTTCCGAAATCTACAACAACCAATGGGGTTCCGGAGCTATTGACCCAGCATTCAATGCTGGAAATCTTGCCAAACCACAAGGATCCACTGTTTCTGATGCTGGAACCTTCGTTTTAGCTGAGACTGCCCTTGATATGCATTGTTGGGGTGAAAATCCTTGTGTTACCGCCAAGCTTCAATTGAACGGTCAAGACCGATTCTCTGAGCGTGAAGGTTCATACTTCGATGTTGTCCAACCATACCAACACCACACCCGTGCTCCTGATACTGGTATTAACGTATACTCCTTTGCTCTTCGACCAGAGGAACATCAACCATCAGGAACCTGTAACTTCTCCCGTATTGATAACGCCGTCTTACAACTTGTCCTTTCCTCCGCCACTGTTGCTGGTACTGCCACTGCTAAGGTCCGTGTGTACGCTGTTAACTATAACGTGCTTCGTGTGATGTCAGGCATGGCAGGGGTTGCTTACTCCAATTAAGCAACTTGTCGCAGCATTTATGCTGTGCTATTTTTTATTTATATACAAAATTGTATAACTGTAAGTTATGTAATGATAATCTTTAATTGAAAAAGGTGTAAATAAAATAAGTATACAGTGAATATTATATAATTAATATTATTATATAATCAATATAAATAATAATATAAAATGTATAAAATGTTGAACTTTAATTTTGGAAAAAAACAGATTTTTCCTGAAACTGATATATCCATTGACAATAAAATCGATGATTTAGAAAATCTAATTATATCAAAACCAACAGTTGATATTTGTGTGGATGATGAATACGATTACCGTTATGAACAAATTATTAATGAGATAGAAGAAGAAAACCATATAAATAGAGTCAAGTCGAAAATAGTTTCTGAAGACGATGAATTATATTACAAATACTACTTTATTCTTCGTTGTATGGATTTTCATACAGCTCTTTATAATGGTGATTTAGAAAAAGCCAAAGAAATATACGAAAATAACCCAACTATATACATTTCATCACAAAATGAACTTTATTTTCGCGAAGCTTGTGAAAATGGGCATTTAAAAATTGCTATGTGGTTACGAAAAATAAGACCATTGATTAATGTTTCTGCATATAATGAATATGCTTTTCGCAGAGCTTGTAATAATGGACACTTAAAAGTGGCAAAATGGTTGTTGAAGACAAAACCAACAATCAATATTTCTGCAGGGAATGATTATGCTTTCAACCGAGCTTGTAGAAATGGACATATAGAGATAGCCAAATGGCTACAAAGTTTGTGTCCTGAGAAATACCATCTTGAAATATCAATGAATATAATAGTTTCCTATAAAGTTAATTTATAAATCGAATTCAAGTATGAGTTATCCTACAGAAATATTGGATGTTGTGACTAGTTGTTAATAGTAATAACAAAGAAAATTAGAAAAAATAGTTATGAATTATATAAAATATTTATATTTGTGTGAGTTGTCTTTCTTTTATATTATTTAAAAAGACTCTTAATAAATACATTTCTTTTTTTATATGATATAATAATTTATTGTTCTTAACAATTTTATTTTCTAGCCTTTCTATACTTCTGAGGTTACCTACTATTCTAGAATCTGCTTTATCATTCTTTAGATTCTTTATTTCTTTATTCAAAGTTTCATTTTCTTTTTCTGTCTTTTTTTTTTCATCTTTTAACCTTTTCATATTTTCTTTATAATAGTTTATATCGCCCTCATTATCAAGGTCCTCGTCTAGTGTGTCCCACTCGTGTTTTTCAATTTTACTGAAATCTCTTTTATTCAAGTTTTTATAAAAGTCGTCTATTTCTTCATCGATAGGATCATAATCATAGATAGGATCGTAATATTTGTTTGTATTAATATAATCAAATCCACCTTTTACGTTTTTTCTTTTGTTTGTTTTGTTATTTCTTTGCTTTTTTCTATTTGACCTTTTTTTTGTTACATTTTGGTTTTTCTTATTCATAATTTTCGTTTATATAATAACTAAATAAATTAATTATTATATTTGAGTGAATACACATAATATTACAAGTAGATTTTTTATTTAAATAAAAATAAATATAAAAAACAAACACAAAAGTATCTATAATGTCAATAAGTACAACTACTCAAATACAATCACAGAATGATTTATTATTTAATAATCTAAAACAGTTTTATGAGAACTTTGACAACCTTACTATATTGAAATCGGTGATAAACAACGAAACGGTTTATTCATTAAGAATAGTCGACTGGTTTGTTACAAATTACGCAAAAGAACATTATACAGTTTACCAAATAGAAAAGGAAAACTGTATTCCTAGAAGATTCAAGGTTTATTACGACTACAAGCAAAATTTGAAAGCGTATTCCAAAAAGAGGTTCGATCCATTTTGCAGGGACAAGAGAATTATGATACCGTATGATAACTCAAGCCAGTTAGAAACAACAATAGGTCAATTAAACTTTTTTAAATGGGCGATTGAAAACAAAATCATAGACTACATTGAGGAAAATTATAAAACAATAAAAGCAGATATGGATATGAGAAACAACTCTACAAAAAGAAAAATATCTATAGAAAGCAACACACAAGAAAAAACCAGAAAAAAAAGGGAAGAACTATCTGTTTCTGCCTGTAAAAGTATTAAAAAAGAGAATGTAAAAATCGTTGTTAATTTTAATTGAAAATAATATAAAATGTTCAATACTATTATATATTATAATAGTATGGCAACTTATACTGTAAACTATTGGGGATACACAAACGGACAATCCGGACAATTAATACAGTCAATACTGTATGTTGATAATGGAAGCTCACCTTACACAATACTAGAATATAACAACCCATCTTTCATACAGGGTTCTATACCTCCAAACACATCATTTAGATACTGGGTTGACAACTTGTCTAGTCCAAGTATTACTTACAATGTAGGAGATAGTATTACACTATCCAGCGACCTAGATATATATGCTTATTTTACACAAAATACACCTTGTTTCTTAGAAGGAACGAAAATATTATGTTTAAAGGACAATGAAAAGTGTTATATTCCTATTGAGAACATACGTAAAGGAACATTAGTAAAAACCCTATTGAATGGATATGTTCCAGTTGATATGATTGGAAAAAAAGAAATACATAATCCTTCACACGATGAAAGGATTGAGGAACGACTTTATAAATGTCCCAAAGAAAATTATCCGGATTTGAATGAAGATTTGTACTTGACCGGGTTTCATTCCATATTGGTTGATAAAATTACGGATGAGGAAAGAGTTGAGATAAAAAGAAGAGTAAAATATACTTATTTTACAGACAAAAAAATACGGTTATTGGCTTGTGCGGACAAACGCGCGGTTCCTTATCAAGAGGAAGGAGTATTTACTGTATGGCACATAGCACTTGAAAGTGAAGATTATTATATAAACTACGGTATTTATGCGAATGGTTTGCTTGTAGAAACGTGTAGTAAACGGTATTTAAGAGAACTATCGAATATGGAATTGGTAGAATAATTAACTTGTATAAAAAAGTAAAATAAATACAAACATATAAAGTATTACATATTCAATATGCCATATTCAACATATGCAAGACTCAACTCATACTTAGGACAGAGTAACGTTTATTCACAGACAACAAATAATAATAATGACATATACTATGCTGCTCAACAGTCTGGTGGAACTACAATATACAAACTTGATACTTCGGGTAATAAAACTATTTTTAATCAGAGTATTAATAATTTTGTGATTTCTATTGCTTTTGATAACAATGGATTTCCAAATGGTCGTTTATATGCAGCTTGTGGAAGCAATGGTCCTATTTATTCATTTGATGTAAGTGGAAATCGTACAACCTTTTTATCAAGCACAGAAATGTCTTATCATTTTATTTCAGGATTTGAAGCTTATGATACCATTGCTTTTGATAATAACAATAATCTGTATTATACTAGTAATCAATATAATAAAATATACAAAGTTGACACAAATAAAAACAAAACTGTTTTCATCAATGGGAGTGGTGTTTTATCCAGTCCATTAGGTATATGTTTTGATAAATATAATAATATATATATTTGTAGTAATGTCAATAACAATGGTTATGTAAGTAAATATGATTCTAATGGAAATATGGTAAGACAGAACCTTATTAACAAAAATGTAAACATTTATCTTGTAGCGTTTGACTATAAAGTTTACAATCTTATTTATGTAGCTTACACATCTGGACCAGCTGTAGAAACGTGTGGTGTAGGTGTATATGACGTAAATGGAG